AGCTTCAAGAAAAACCTCAAGGAGCGGCTCACGGCCCGGGGCTGGTTCGCGCCCGATGGCGAGGACGCATGGGTCACCCTCCCGGACGGCACGCGGCGAAAGCGGCTCACGCCCTGGCGCCTCGACACCATCTTCCGGGCCAATGTGCAGAGCGCCTACCAGGTGGGCCGGTTCAAGCAGATGCAGGACGTGAAGGAGCGGCGGCCCTACTGGCAGTACAAGGCCATCCTGGACAAGGCCACCCGGGACGAGCACGCGGCCATGCACAACAAGGTTTATCACGCGGACCACCCGGTCTGGGACCAGTGGTACCCGCCCAACGGCTTTAATTGCCGCTGCTACGTCAAGACCCTGTCTGAAAAGCAGCTCAAGGCCCGGGGGCTCAAGGAGCAGAAAAAAGGGGTCCGGAAAAAGCCCGACGAGGGGTGGCGGTACAATGTGGGCCAGGCGGGTTTAGACGAATGGAAACCGGATGTTGGAAAATACAGCGAAAAAGCCAAAGTTCTGTTGACTGCGGATCTTCAGAGAGTGTTTTTCGAGGGGATGGAATTGGATGAAGAAATCGAGGCGTTTATCCGAAACAGGCGAGATCTCCCAGACGCGCTCAGACCGTTTATCACACCCCATACCGTGGAAGACTACAAAGGGTTGGGCGCAAAAATTTACATGACACCGGATGGAAAGGCCGGGTATGCCATCACCAGGGATAAAGAGCTCATCTCCTTGTTTTCTAAACCAGGGGCCCACCTTGGCTCTTCCGCAGTGACTGAGGCCATTGAAAGGGGTGCTGAAAAACTGGATTGTTTTGATGGAAAATTACCCGGATTTTATGCTGACATGGGCTTTGAGGAAATGAAGCGATTGTCTTGGGATGATCGGTACGCCCCCGAAGGCTGGGATTATGAAGCGTTTGGGCGCCCAAATGTTGTATTTATGCAGCTTGCAAAACGGAGGAAGCGATGAAGAAAAACCAGGGGACCGAATCTTTTCAGAAGAGAGAGTCAGCGTATGCCGACGATCTATTCGGAGTGATTCAATGCAGGGAGTGCAAGCATAAACGTAAGGGACGGCGGTGCAAGGCCTTTGAATGGATACCTTCTGACATTCTCACCGGCCGCCACGATCACCGCAACCCCTACCCAGGGGACCACGGGATCCTCTTTGCGCCGAAAGAGAAGGAACAGGTATGACCCACTTCAACGGCTTTGACGACTGGATCGAGATATTCCGGGGCGGTCCCCAGACCGACTCGAACGGTGTGACCCACGACGGCGACCGGCTCATCGAGCAGGCCGTGCGGTCGTTCGACATATCGCAACACGAACCGCCCCTGGTGATCGGGCACCCTACGGACAATGCGCCCGCCTTCGGGTGGGTGGCGGCCCTCAAGACGGCCGTCCAGGACGGGGTCCGGTCTCTGTTGGCCAAGTTCGGGCAGGTGGTGCCCGAGGTGGAAACCGCAGCAAAACAGGGGCTTTACAAGAAGCGATCGGCCTCTTTTTACCCGGACGGCAGGCTAAGGCACGTGGGCCTTTTGGGCGCGGCCCCGCCAGCGGTCAAGGGGCTGGCCGATCTCAAATTTGAGGCCGATGAGGAGAGCTACATTTTTCAGGAGGACCTGGCCCGAACCGGGGGTGGCGGCGATCCCGCTATCACCGACGCGGACAGGGCCAAAACCCAAAAGGAGGACGTTATGGAATTCAGCATCAAGGACATGCTTGAGTTGATCAAGTTCGGGAGGGCTTCTCGGGAGCCGGATCAGCCGGATCAGACGGATCCCGACGGAAACAGCTTCACCGAAACCGACCTGGAGGCCGCCAAAAAGGAGGCGGCTGAGGACGCGGCCCAGGCCGAGCGCGAAAAGGTGGAGGCCGAGTTCGCGGAAAAGGCCAGGAAACAGGCCAGAGCACAGCGCCGGGCCGAGATCTCGGACTGGTACGACCAGAACCTGGAAGCCGGCAAGGTGATCCCGGCCTGGGACAAGTTGGGGCTCAAGGCCTTTATGCAGAGCCTGGACGCGGAAGAGGAGATCTCCTTTTCCGAGGATAGCAAGACCAACCGCCTGGAATGGTTCAAGTCCTTTTTGGCCGCCGTGGGCCAGGTGGTCGATTTCAAGGAGGTGGCTTCGCGGGATCAGGACGTCTTGGGCGGCAACCCCCAGGCCAAATTGATACAGCTGGCCGAGGCCAAGGCCAAGGACGGCGTGGACTTTCAGACCGCCATGATGGAAGCGGGCCGGGAGCATCCCGAGCTGGTAAGTGACATCATGGCCATTGAGAAGTAAAGGAGGAGCACGATCATGGCTTATAACGCAGAAGGAATTGACCTTTCATTTGCCGCCGGTGAAGACCTCAGCTCTCACCAGTACCGGTTCGTACATCTGGCTGACAATGACACCGTGGATCTGATGGATTCCGGTGCGGAATTTCCGGTCGGTATCCTGCAAAACGCGCCTGAAAGCGGCGAAACGGCCGTGGTTCGGGTGGCCGGGATCAGCAAGCTGGTGATGAATGCTGCGGTGGCCGTCGGTGCCCTGGTGAAAGCGGAGTATGTCGGGGCCACGGACAACGGCAAGGGCGATGCCGCCGACACCGAGGGCGATATCGCGCGCGGTGTGTGTTTGATGGCATCCGGGGCGGAAGACGACGTGGGCACCGTGCTCCTTTGCGTCAACGAAACGAGCGTGCCCTAAACGCGGATGGAACAATGACCATTGAATATTGAGTATTTAAAAGAAATTTGCCTAATTAAATATTCAATATTCAATAAACAATCTTCAATTTTAAGGAGGATTTGACCCATGCTGCCGACTCCCAAAAGCGCACATATTGACGCGGCTTTGAGCAACATCAGTATCGCGTTTAAAAACCAGAATTTCATTGCGGATCGCGTGTTTCAGACCGTGCCGGTCAACAAGCAGAGCGATTATTTTTACCAATTCCTCAAGGGCGCCTGGTTCCGTCTCGATGCGGGCGTGAGAGGCCCGGGCGCACAGGCCAGGACCAGCGGATACCCGATCACCAGCACCACCTATACCTGCATCGAGTACGCCCTCAAGCATCAGATCCCGATCGAACTGATCAACAATGCGGACGAGGTGCTCCGGCCGGTCACCACGGGGATCAACTTCGTGACCAACGCGATCCAGCTCAAAAAAGAGAAGATCGTGAGCGACCTGGTCACCACGGCGGGCAACTGGACATCATCCAACGATGCCGAGGGCGGCTGGGCGGCGGGTGCATCCAATACCTTCATCGAAGATATGTTGACCGCGATGGAGACGGTCCGGAAGTTGATCGGCGTCAAGCCCAACTGCCTGCTCATGGATTCCAAGACCCTCAATGAGCTCAAGCAGGAATCGACCCTTCTGGACAAGATCAAATACACCGGGACCCAGGGAAAACCCGCTGACGTGACCGCGCAGACCCTGGCGGCCCTGTTTGAGCTGGACGAGGTGCTGATCGGTCAGGCCATCTACTCCAGCGACGAGGAAACCGTGGCCGGGACTGAATTTACGGCCGTGGACCTGTGGGAGACCACGGCCACCAAGGGGAGCGCGTTTCTCTACTACCGGCCGCCCACGCCAGGGGTAGAGGTCCCGGCTGCCGGATACCTCTTCAACTGGAAGGGGGATCAGGGGCAGGAAAGCCTCAAGGTGCCCACGGGCGGGTCGTATCGCTCGGTCCGAAAGTGGTGGGACGACGACACCAAGAGCTATTTTGTCGAGGCCAATGAGTGCTTTGACGCCAAGGTGGTCGGTGCCGACGCCGGGTATCTCTTTTATGACACCATTAGCACCTAAAGGGGGTTTCCGTGAGGATCCAGTATGAAGGCCCGAGGGCGTCCATTCGAGTGACGCCCTACGGCGCGCATAAAAAAGGCGCGGTCAAGGACTACCCGGACGACTTTGGCGAGGCATTGATCAGGACCAGTAAACGCCAGAAATTCAGCCGGGTGGACGCCAAGTTATCCGCAACTAAACCACGAAAGGCGAAGAAGAAATAGATGGCCTACAGCGTACAAGCCGACCTGTTGATGCAGATCAGCGAGACCGAGCTGATCGAGCTGACGGACGATGCCGGGGCGGGCGCGGTCGATGACGATGTGGTCGACCGCGCTATCGCCGATGCAGACGAAGAGATCGACGCCTATGTGGGGGTCAAATATTCGCTGCCGTTTGACAGCACCCCCGGGCTGATCCGTCGCATGTCCGTGGATCTGGCCGTCTGCAACCTCTATGCCAGGCGGGACGACACCATCCCGGCGTACAGGAAAGAGCGGTGCGATGCCCACCGGAAGTTGCTGGAGAAGATCGCCCTGGGCCAGCTCAAGCTGGATGCCGCTGATCCGGATCAGGACTCGGATTTCGGGGTTAAGACCACGTCGGACAAGGACGATCGGATCTTCTCCATCGGTAGAGGTTCGGACAACTCCTCCGGGAGTTTGGATAATTACTGACGCAAAGCGCAGAGCGCATGGCGCATAGCGTTCGCCATGCCCTTTGCGCCTTGCCCCATGCGATTATGGCCGGAGCAGCCTTTCAAATTACGATACACCAGGCCAGGGTGCAGGCCCTGTTCAAGCGGCTGGCCCAGCGCATGGACGACATGACCCCGGTCATGGCCGAGATCGGCGAGATCGTGACCGAGTCGGTCCAGCGCAATTTCGAGGAGCACCGGAGCCCTGAGGGCGAAAAATGGAAAGAGCTGTCGCCTGCCACGGTCATCAGCAAGGTCTTGCGGGGCCGCAACACGGACGACATCTTGATTGACAAAACCACGCTCATCAAGTCGATTCACCCCAGGGCCTCAAAAGACCGGGTCCGGGTGGGTACGGATGTCATTTACGCGGCCATCCATCAGTTCGGGGGCGAGACCGGCAAGGGACACGCAGTGGATATGCCGGCCAGGCCCTTTTTGGGTATCCGGGCCGAGGACTGGCCCGAAATCGAGGACACGATTAACGATTGGCTTACAGCGGCTACACCATAGAGCAGATCGAGGACGCCATTGTGGCGGCGCTTGAAGCGGATGGCACCTTGAGCGGGTATGTCAAGACGTTTGACCGGCTCCCCTGGGAGCGGTCCGACGAGGTGGAGAAGCTGATCCGACGCTACCCGGCTCTCTTGGTGACCTATGCCGGAGGCGATGACGATAACGCGGTCAATGCCGTGTGTGATCACCGGGGCCGATTTTCCGTGTGGTGTTGCGCCAAGAACCTCCGGTCGCCCTCCGCAGCCGCCAGGGGCCCTGTATCCGGTGAAAAGGGCGTCTATGATCTGATCCACGACACCCTGTCGTGTCTGAATTTCGTGGATCTCGGGACCAGCATCCTGTCCTGTACCGGCGCCAAGGTGCAACCCCTGGCCGCCTCTCCCAGGGTGACCGTTTTTGCGTGTGAATTTGAGGTGGTCTGGCGGCGATATTATACCGACGGAAACATCACCTGGCAAGTGCCGGATATCCTGTCCGTGGATGATGCGGCCGTGAGCGGGACCCCCAAGGTGCTCCGTTTTTGGCATTGGGGTCAGTGGTATTATACGAAAGCCTATCCCGTCATATCGGCGGAGCTCAACGGGTCCGGAGACGATGCGGGCCCCAGCTGTTACACCCTGGAGGATACCGCCCTTTCCGGGAGCCCCGCGTTGATCGCATTTGTCAGCGGCGGATCGACCTATTACGTGAAGGGGTATCCCATAGCGGCCGGTCTGAACCATTGCTGCGGAGACATAAACCTGGCCATTACCCTGTATGGGGATGCGGCCATGAGCGGGACCCCGAGGGTGCTGAAAATGGTCATTGACGGCACGCCCTTTTATACCAAGGCCTATCCAACCAAAGCATAAGGAGGAGATAAACCCATGCTGATACAAAAATCACAAGTCGCCTGCGAGATCGAGGCTGTGGAAGGGACGGCGGAGACCTTGGTCGCCGCAGATGCGTTTTTGTGCTTCAACCCGAAGTTTACCCCGTCCATCGAGGCCCATGAGCGCAACCCGGTACGGTCCAACCTGTCTCCGTACCCGTCGGCAATGGGCCGCAGACAGGCCACCTTGGAATTTGATGTGGAGCTGGTCGGAACATCCGGCGCAGGCGATGCCATCCACTATTCAGACGCCCTCCAGGGGTGCGGGGTTTCGGAGACCCTGTCGGCCAGCACGTCCGCCACCTATAAGCCGGACTCCAGCAGCCCGCCCAGCGTGACCATCGCGCTGTACATGGACGGTAAATGTTACAAGCTCTGGGGCGCGCGAGGCACGGCCAGGCTCGATTTGGAAGCGGGCAAACCGGGCATGATCCATATGATCTTCACGGGGGCGGATTTCTCGGAATCCGACGCCGCGCTTTTGAGCGGTGTGAGCTACAATGATATCATGCCGCCCGCGTTTTTGAGCGCCAGTCTGACCATAGACTCTTATGCCGCCAACGTGGGCAAGGTGTCCCTGGACCTGGGCAACACCGTGACGCTCCGGGAGGATGCCAGCGAGGCGAGCGGTCATGAGAGCGCGGTCATTACCGAGCGAAAGCCCACGCTAAGCTTTGATCCGGAAAATGTCCTGGTCGCCAGCGAAGATTTCCTGGGCAACTGGCGGTCTGGCAGTGAAATGGCCTTTTCCATGAGCATCGGCTCCGACGCCGGGAACACCATCGGGATCACTGCGCCTAAGATACAATACCAGGACGTCGCCATGAACGACCGAAAAGGATGGAGCATTTACGATATTTCAGGCCTCTGTGTGGGGGACAGCGGCGACGACGAGTGGCAGGTTCAGATAACCTGATTTCAGATTTCAGATTGACGTGGAGGACCTATGGGGAAAACGGTGAAGGTGGGGCCGGGGATCGAGATCCGGGCCTTGACGTGGGGGGAAAAAAGGAAATTGAAAGAAGAGGGGTTTGACCTGAGCGGTCTGGATCCCCAGGTGGACAACGACGCCCTGGTGGAGCGGGTCATACACCTCAGCACAGGGCGGTCCGTGCAGGATACCCTGGCCGTCGCAGAGGTGTATGCGCTCTTCAGGGAGATTTTTAGGCTCTCCTTTGTGGGCGAAGATGAAGCAAAAAACTCCGATGGGCGGCCAACTTAGCCGCCCATGACAAGCTCTACGACTGCCGGGCCTGCCGTGTTGAGAAAATGGATGGCGCCCGATTTTGCGAGCAGGATGCGCCCTTTCCGCTGTTTGAAATTGACAGGAAACCGTTTTTCAGGTGCCCGGTCCAGGAGATCACCGGACAGAGTCGGGAGGCCTTGAGTCTGTACGTTTTTTATCAGCGCGGGCATCTGCCCACGGCAGGCGGCATCATGGACCAGCCCAACAAGATGATGGATCAGATTAGGATCATTGAAAACGTGGTGGAGGAAGTGCGCAGAGAGCGCAGAGCGCAGAGCGCAAAGAGGTAAGCGTTCGCCATGCTCTATGCGCCATGCGCTTAGCGAGATATCATGCCGGACAACAAAGTCGAAATCATCATCAGCGCCAAGGACATGGCCTCCGGGGTCTTTCGGGATGTTCAAAAGGACATGCAGACCCTGGCAAAGAAGACCGTGAGCCAGGTGGACGCCATCAAGTCGCGGGTCCTGGGGCTCCAGGGCGCGCTCGTGGGCCTGGCCGGGGGGTACGGGCTCAAGCGGCTGGCCGAGAGCTCGCTCGATGTGGCCAGCTCCTTTGAGCAGATGGAAATCAAGCTGGATGTCATGACCCGGGGAAAGGGCCCCGAGACCCTGGACCGGATCAACCAGTGGGCGCTCGATATGCCGGTCAACACCCGCGAGGCCGTGGACACCTTCACCTTGATGCAGGCGATGGGTTTGGACCCCACCATCGAAAAGATGGAGGTCCTGGTGGACGTGTCCAGCATCTTCGGCGACGACGCCATGCCGAGGGTGGCCCGTGCCTTGGGCCAGATGCAGACCCTGGGAAAACTCAGCGCCGAGGAGCTGAACCAGCTGGCCGAGGCCGGGATCAATGCGCGGAAATACCTCACCGAAGCCTTTGGCATGACCGTGGAGGAGCTGCAACGGTCCAAGGTCTCCATTGACCAGATCGTGGACGCCATCTGGCGGGGCCTGGACGCCGAGTACTCGGGGGCCGCCAAAAAGGCCCAGAACACCTGGCGCGGCATGGTGACCACCTTCAAGAGCTATTTCGAGGAGCTCCAGCGGGAGGTCATGGCGGCAGGGGTGTTTGATGAGCTCAAGGACCAGCTCGGCAGCATCAACGCGGAGATGGCCTCGTGGATCCAGACCAATGAGACGCTGATCCAGCAGAAGGTGCCAGAGTATATCGCCCAAGCCAAGGCGGCCCTCCAGGGCGTCTGGGACGTGATCTCCTATGATCCGGCCATTATCGAGTACGGCCTTATCGGCCTGGCCCTGGGGGGCAAGAAGGGTGCTTTTTTGGCGGGGGGGATGGCCCACCTTACGACTTGGGCTGAGACTTTTGGTAAGGCAATGGGCCTGGTCGCTTCAGGGCACCTGGAGTTCTCCCAGGTCGCCCAGGCCAACTTCAAGGAGCTCCAGGCCCTGGTGAACCAGTTTGACACGGACCCGGTCCGGTCCGAGATGGCCCAGACCGTGGCCGAACTGGAAAACCAGGTGCAGGCCATGCAGGAGAAGGTCTATGGCGGGGACCCGGCCGAGCTGATCCCGTTCACCGCTGTGACCGAGGACGCGGAAAAGGAACTGGCGGCCCTGGAAGCCAAGCTGGCCGAGGCCAGGGCCAGGCTGCGGAATTACGCCGAATCGAGCGAGCTTCAGGCCGTCATGGAGGCCCAGACCCGGATCATGGAGGAGGCGGTCCGGACGACCACCACCACCGACACATCGGACACCACGACCAACAGCACCCGCAACGAATTTATAAACCTCCAGCAAAGCCTCCATGTGGAGAGCGAAAAGATTGAAAAAGAGCACCGGGCGTTCCTGACCGAGCTCCGACAGGCGAGTCACGAAAAGGACCTGCTGCTCCTTCAGGAGGCGATGGACGCCGAGACCCGGGCCATCGAGGAGGGGCTGGCCCAACAGGCCGCAGCCCGGGAAGCGGCCGAGGCCGATATGTCGACCATCCGGCAACAGGCCCTGGCCAAGGAGCTGGAGCTCCTGGACCAGGCCATGCGCGAGGAGACCCGGTACATCGAGGAGGCCCTGGAGGGGACCAAAGACAAGAGCGAAGACCTGTTCGCGGACATGGACCAGGCCATGCAGGGGTGGGCGGCCTCCTGGTCCGGTAGCCTCAATGACATGCTCTGGGGTGCGGACATGACCTTTTCCGATATTCTGGAATCATTTGCAAAAATGATCACCCAGATGCTCCTCCAGAAGGCCGTGATCGAGCCGCTTTTCGAGGAGGGCAGCGGTTTGCTCGGTGGGCTTTTTGATGTGATCGGCGGGCTTTTAAGCGGGGGCAGCGCCCAGGGCAACGTGTTTGACCAGGGCGAGATGGTGCCCTTTGGCAAAGGCGGAGCGTTTGAAACTCGGAACGCGGAACGTGGAACGCGGATTGTGCCGTATGCCAATGGCGGAGCTTTTGAAACGCGGAACTCAAAACTCGGAACTCGGATTGTGCCGTATGCGATGGGGGGTATTGTGGACCGGCCGACGCTGTTCCCGATGGCCACGGGCGTGGGGCTCATGGGTGAGGCCGGGCCGGAGGCGATCCTGCCGCTTACGCGGATGCCGGACGGGGATCTGGGGGTGCGGGCGCAAAGCGCAGAGCGCATGGCGCATGGAGATCCGACCGATCTGGCAGATCCGACCGATCGAAAAGCGAGAGCAACCACGCAGAGCGAATCCTACATCCGGGAGGTGTTTGAAAGCGTCAATCGGCTGGTGGAGGAGACGGAAAAGGAGAACATCGAACGCTCAACGTCCAACATCGAATTTTTAATGAATACGGTGGAGGCCTCCGAGGCCACCCAAATTCAACATCTCATATCCAGCATTCAGCATTCAGCCCCCCTAACGCCTAACGCCTCAGGCCTTGCGCCTCTCTTTGACATGCCAGAGGTACCGGCAATGGCCGAAGAGACGCGGCGGATCCTGGAGACCGTGAACCGGGAGTCGCAAGGCGCAGAGCGCATGGCGCATAGCGAGTTTTTTGTGCGGGAGGTGTTTGAGGGGATTAACCGGACGGTCCAGGCCTCCGAGGCCACCCACATCCAGGATTTGGTATCCAGCATCTATCAACCAACAGCTCATATCGAATCCCTAACGAATACGGTGAGTCGGGAGACGCTTGGCGCTATGCCCTATGCGCTTAGCGAAAAAACACGGACCACGGACCACGGACAACCCGTAACCATCCACCTGACCATCAACGCCCTGGACGCCCGGAGCGTGGTGGAGCTTATGGAACAAAACCCCGAGGCCGTGGTGGGGCCGCTGTCAAACGAACTCCAGGCCGGAAACCGAACCCTGACGCGACTCCTCAAAGTCGCCACGGTGTAACCGTTGAACCGTGAACCGTGAACCCCTGAACCTCTAAATTATGGCTTTATATCCTGAAAACAGCACGATCCCTTTTAAGAACCCGATCCAGATGAGGCTTCGGTTCAAGACCTTGACCAATGCCTTTGACGACCTGGGGGAGGAACGGCGGAAGCGGAAGTTTTTGTATCCCCGCCGGGATATCACCCTGGCCTATGAGTGGCTGTCCGTGTCCGACGCCCAGACCCTGTGGGAGTTTTACGTGGCCCGAAGCGGGCCCTATGAGGCGTTTAATTTCTTTTTGCCATCGCCCGACACCTATACGGGCGAGTACGTGGGGTCGGGGGACGGGTCCACCACGGTCATGAATTTGCCAAGCAAGAGCGGGAGTAGCACCACGGTCTATCTCGATGGGGTGGAAAAGACCGGCGGGGGCACGGATTACACCTTCGGCTCTGGCACGGGTGAGGATGGGGCCGACAAGATCACCTGGGTGGCGGCCCCGGCAGCGGCCCAGCGGGTGACCTATGACTTCACCGGGTACCTGAAGGTGCGGTCCCGGTTCAAGGAGGATTACTTGGATTTTGAAACCTTTTACGGCCTGCTCTGCTCGATGGGCGTGCCATTACAGGGGCTTCTGAATGCGTAGCATCGACGCGGCTATCATCACCCAGCTCCAGGCGATGGAACTGACCCCGGTCCACCTCATCGATATGACCATCGACGGGGCCCATTATCGGTACACGGACTGCGACGTGCCGATCCGAAAGCCTAATTTTGCGTATAATTTCCGCAATTCCCAGGACGGGTGGACCGGGTCCAATATTACGGTGACCCAGAACAGCGATTCGGTGCTCCTGACCACCAACAACCCTGACCCCCAGTGGTACCTCCAACCCACGGATTTTTCGGGCGCCGATAACCCAGTGGTCCAGGTTCGAGTCAAACGGACTGCCGGCACAGGCTGGGATGGTCAGACATTTTACCGCACATCCGGGCACACTTATTCCAGTTCCTACAGAAACCGGATTTACCCTGCCCCGGACGGCATTGACGACGGGTATGTGGTGATGACCTACAACATGGGGGATCTGCTATACGGCGGCGACGACTGGCTTACCAACGACATCACTGGTTTAAGATTTGACTTCGGGTCAAATGCGCCCGACACCTTTGAGGTGGACTGGATCCAGATCGGAGGGCCGCTTTTCAGCCCGCTTCCCTTTTCAATGGACCCAATCCAGTACTCCTCGGTTCGGATCGTTGACCAGGCCCGGATCAAGGTGGACAACCTGGACAGCGTCATGACCGCCCTCTTTGTGGGGGGCACGCCCGAAGGCTCGGAGGCGGTCATCGAGCTGGGCCTGATCGACGCGGACGGGTGCCTGGCCGGCGGCGAGACCGTGACGCTCTTCGAGGGGACCATCGACGCCTGGGTCCTGGACGAGGGGACCGTCAAGATCACCCTGGCCTCGCTCATGGCCCGGTGGAGCCAGCGGACCTTGAGCACGCACAGCGCCTCGTGCCGGTGGAAGGATTTCAAGGGGACTGAATGCGGGTACTCCGGTTCCGAGGACTGGTGCGACCGGACGTACACCCGCTGCGAGGCCCTTAACAACCAGGCCCACTTCGGGGGCTTCCGGTGGCTGCCCAGCTTGATGGACAAGGAAATCTGGTGGGGGAGGAGTAGGAGCGTTTGAAATTGAATATTGAATATTGAAGATTGAATATTTTTCGTAACACCGTCATTCCCGCGAAGGCGGGAATCCAGGAGCGTGAAACCCGCAACCCGCAACCCGTAACCCGGAGCACAAAAGTGAACCCCAAACCCAAAAAACCCCTGTTCACCGTCTTCAAGGCCTACATCGGGGCGCCGTACGGCCTCGGGGGGTGGTCCAGGGAGACCGGATTTGACTGCGCGTCGCTGGTGTGCTCGGTCATGCGGGACCTGTACGGGGTGGCGGTGCCGGAGACGTTTGAGGGGGAGACCCGGGAGAGCTACGCCAGGCTGTGGCAGGACAACCCGGCCCTGGCCACCCGGCTTTTGATCCGGTTCGCCGTTAGCCTGGGCCAGAGCATTCCGGTCCACCAGGCCTTTGCCGGGGATATCCTCGTGATGACGCATGGCGCAGAGCGCAGAGCGCAGAGCGGACACTATGCGCCATGCGCTATGCCCTATGCGTTTTTCCTCGGAATCCACGCGGGCAACGATACATTTATGGGCGTGTTTGAAGGCCGGGGCGTGGCCCTGGCCCGGTTCGAGCAGGCCCAAATTCGAAAGGTGATCCGATGCCGATACCCGCAGCAGTCATAGCGGCCGCCAAGATCATCGCGTTCGTCGCGTCCGTGGCGTTTGCGGGCGCCAGGCTGCTGGGCATGACCTCGGACAATACCCGCAACCCCGCAGACCCGAGGGATCCGGGGCTTAAGACCAACACCCGGTCCACCCAGGAGCTGATTAAGGTCCTGTACGGGCAGCTCAAAATTGGCGGGAACGATGTTTACATGGCGGCAGGCGGCACGGACAATAAGGAGCTCTGGATTGTCCAGGCTTTGGGCGAGGGGGAATGCGACAGCATCGCCCAGGTGGAGAGCGTGGACCAGGTGTGGTTAGGGGACAAGCTTGTCTCGGAATTCGGATCCAATGCCTCATACTGGTTCCACGGGGGCACGTCCGGCCAGAGCGTGGACAGCAACCTGGCGGCCGCGTTTCCCGAATGGACCGACCCGCTTCCGTATACCTGTTACATGGTCTACAAGCTGGTGTTTCATCGGGACCTGTTTCAGTCATTGCCACAACGGACCGTGCTCCTCAAGGGCCGCAAGCTCTATGATTTCCGCGACGCCTCCACGGCCTGGTCCGACAACCCGGTCCTTTGCCTCTATGACTATCTGACCAATACCCGATACGGCATGGGGATCAGTGCCTCGGCCATCGACACCACCTCGTGGACCGCGGCGGCCAATTATTGCGACACCCAGGGGTGGACCCTCAATATGCGCCTGATGGCCGACACCTCGGCCGTCAATATCATCGACGATATGTGCCGGCATTTCCGGGGAACCCTGGTCTGGTGGGATGGAAAATATTACCTGAGATACGCGGACCTCAATTACGAGTCCTCGGTCATGACCCTCACGGACGCCCATATCGCCCGGGACCCCAAGGGGAAGGCCCGGATCTCCATGAGCGCGCCGTCGTCCTTCGGCCGCAATGATGGGCTTCGGGTCAAGTTTGTGGACCCGGACAACGACTATGCCACGGACGATGTGGTGGTGGGCGACACCGTGGGCACCATCGGCGAGTTGTCTTTGATGGGGTGCACGGACCGGGAGATGGCCTGCAACCTGGCCGCCTATTACCTCGAGATGGAGCAGGGGCAGATCCCGCGCATTATCAGCGGCGTGTTTCGGGACGACGCCTTGCAGCTGGAGCCCCACGATATCGTGACCTTTACGAGCCAGGCCCTGGCCCTGGAGAACGAGACCATGCGGGTCCTCGACGCCCATGTGGAGGCCGACGGGCTGATCAGCCTCACCCTGCGGGGCGAGGCCCTGACGCTTTATGACGACGACTACAATGTGGGGGATACCGATATTTACAATTGCACCCTGCCGGACCCCACCGGGCCGCCGCCCTCGGTCCAGAATGTGGCCGTGAGCGAGGAGACCTATGATTACCGGCTCAGGACCTTTACCCGGCTCAATGTGTCGTTTGACGCCCCGGCCGATTACCCCTGGTTTGATTTCTGCGAGATCTGGGTGAGCCACGACAACAGCACCTGGGAGCATCAGTTCAACACCACCACGGATTTCTGCATCGACAACGTGGAGGACGGCGAGGACTATTACATCCGGATTCGGGCCGTGAGCATTCACGGGGTCAAGCAGGACACAGACGACGCCTATGTGACCCATTGGCTGGTGGGCGGGCGCTCCAATGCCCCCACATCGCTCTCCGCCCTTTACGCTGTGGTGAACGCCAACTGTGTGAATCTCTATGGGGACAAGGTATCGGACCCGGACGTGGAGCTTTATGAGTTCAGGCTGGGCACGGCGTGGGCCGGTTCCATTTTGTTGGGCGCGCTTCGGTCCCCAAACCTGTCGCTTTATGGCGTGAAGCCCGGAAGCCACACCTTCTGGGCCAACACCCTGGGCGCCAACGGAATCTATGGCGAGACGCCCCGGTCGGCCACCGTGTCGCTCCTGGCCCCGCCCGACGGGTGGACCGTGCAGAATACCGAGACCTGCGACTATGTGGTGACCCTGGAGGATTTTACCGGGTACACGGAGGTGGATCCGGACGGGACCGTCACGGTGGCGGCCGATACCATTACCTTCACGGATTTTGACCGCAACGCCACGGCGTATGTGTACAAGGACTTCGGGGCTGGGTATTTTTCGGGCGATTTTGTGCACCAGATGAAGCTGATCGTCTCTGATTTTGATTACACGAGCCGGGCCGCCGTGCACATGCTGGCCAATACGGTGGACGAACTTTTCGGCATTCAGATGGGTAGCGGCGACGCCATTGGGGTGTATGTGGACGGCCCCAACGATACGAAATATGATCTGGTGCTTTTTGAAATAGACGGCGGGACCCTGTACACCTCCACGTATGAAAACCTGGGCAAGCTGGTGGATTTCCATCTGGTGATCGAGCGGGATGAAAGCGTGGGGTCTTACGGCCGGGTCACGTGCCATGTGTACGCCGATGAAACGCACACTTGGCTACTGGAAACCCTCACCCTGGATCTTCATTCCAGCAAAAAGGACTTTCGGTATTTGTACGGGCTCTGCGCCTATGACACGGGCAGCTCCGCAGAGCTTTCAGGGACGGTGGAGGACCTCCTCCTGGACACAGACGGGGTCCACCAGAACACCGAGCATGTCACCTATGCCTCGGACGATTATCTTACGTGCAGCCACGGGGTCACGGACTACTGGGACCTGACCGGCACCTTCACCTCCGAGGTGTACGACCTGGGGGCCTCGGGCCGGTACCTGGTCTATCTGGTGGCCGACATCGTCATGACCGGGGCCGGGACCACGTGGAACGACGTGGTGCCGTCGCCCCAGACCTGGGAGATGTTGCAGGTCAGCACCCGCAACTGGACCGATATCTTTCAATTGGACAACGGTTCGATTGTGGCCATCACCCTGAAGTACAAGGCCAACATCGGCGATGCCTGGAGCGAGGTGAACAAGATGGAGATTCTGAGCGGGATCGTCACGGGCCGGTATTTCCAGGTGGAGATCACCATCACCGACCCGAGCGAGAGCGTGAACGCTTTGGTGGAGAATTTTGAGTTGAAGTTTTGTCAGTAAGATCGGACGGATCATAAAGGAAAAGAATCATGAGCCAAACCTGGACAGACGACGTATACGCCTCAGGGCATGTGGCCGCCACCGACCTGGCCAACATGGAGAACAATTTTGCGGCCCTGAAGAGCCTCTTTTCGGGCACGGGCGCGCCGTCCTCGATGGCCGCGTGCCACCCCTGGTTCGACACCACAAAGCATGTGCTTAAGGTGAGGGACGACGGGGATTCGGCCTGGTTGGGGCTCATGCACGGGGACGTGAACCACAAGCTCTGGGTCTACCGGAACAGCGCGCTTTCTGGCTGGGCCGTGGACTCGGCCGTGACCGACAAGGTCCTGGCCGTCAAGGGCGGGAGTACCTACACCACGGGCGCGGCCACGGCCGGGACCTGGACCCTGAGCGGGTTGACCGCCAACCACAGCCACAGCCACAGCCACGCCATCACGGCGGACGGGCAGCATTACCATTCAAGCACCGTTTATGCGGGGGCGTTTGGCGACTTTTCAGGCAGCGGAGATTACCGAACCGACACCGATCTCGACCACGACCACGGGGCCGCCACAGGCACGGACGCCACGGCCACCAATGCCACCGTGGCCAGCGCCGGCACCTGGCGGCCTGCGGCGGCCGTGGGGACGCTGCAGTATCTGGATCTCTAAGATCGGACGGATCGGTCAGATCAGACGGATCAAAGAAAGGAGTCTATGAGCAAAAAACTGGAACAGACCATCCGGCGGATCGTGCAGGAAGAACTCCATCAGGCCCTCCACCGGACCATCACCATTGAGCGGGGACCGAGGCAGCAGGGGGACTCAGAGCGGGTCGTGCGGGATGAGGAGTGGCACGTCCTCGACTTTTTGGCCGCGTACCTCCCCAAGATCGAGGGGGCTCTCAGGGGCATGCAGGAAGACGTGGACCAGGCCAAGAACGAGGCGGTCATGAACACCAAAAAGCTCCAGGTGATCGGGGAGACGCTGTTGATTGCAGAGCGCAGAGCGCAGAGCGTAGAAAGAACGCGATGCGCCATGCCCCCCCATGCGCTCTGCGGCCCGGAGGGCACCCCATGAGGGCCTGGGTGGATCATGATGTTATCGTCTATGTCGGCCTAAACGGCCCGGTGGAGATCGGCCCTCTGCCCAAGGCGATCGGACTGGAGCGTCTCCGCTGGGACGGCGATAAAATCGTTGATTTGGCCGATCTGGACAGGATTTGGGTGCGGAATATGTGTGGGGCGTTTGAGCTCCACGCCGTGCAGGTGGCCGGGGCTCAACTTGTGACGATGACCTATCGGGATCGGAAACACCTGATGGACGATCAAGGCCGGATCAGGGTCAAAAGCGCGGAAGAGCTCGATCAAGAGAAACAGGAAGAAACCGAGAGAATGATGAAAGCCAAACGGGATGCGGCTGTCAACAGAGCCTTGGGAGAAATACAGGACCAGATCTTATGGATTGCCAAGCTGGTTTTTGCCCTGATCGCCCATAGCCTCGAAAAAGCCGATGTGAGCGTTGAACTGAATAAAGTGGGTGATTTGGTCAAAGCCTTCCCGGGCATGGACTACCAGGATATGTCAAAATCCGTTGAACGCTTATCGGACGCGTTATCTCAAGGAGGTCAAGGAAACAATGAATAAAAAAAACCCGAAGATCACAAGTAAACAGGCGTTGATGTCCATCGCCAAACATGCCGATCCAAAAGAAGCCAGAACGCGACTCTCAACGCTGACGTCTGATGACCTGGACAGGATCGGAATACTACAGGCGGACTTTGATGACACTTTGAAACTGGTGGCCCGCAGGGCGTACCGTCAATTGAGGGAAAAAGACCAGATCCGGAATTTGCCAGATGTCCTGGTGGATGAGGACAATAAAGGAGAATAGCCATGTCCCAGCCGTCTGCAAATATTTTTGGAACGTATGTGGCCCCGCAGTCTGATTATATCGACGCCAGGGTGCTCGGGGTGAACAGCGCAGAAAGCCACACCATTCCGAGTAACGCAAAATATGTGTTGTTTTCAGCGACAGATGATTTTTATTGCCTGATGGACGGGACACCGTCCATACCATCAGCGGACGTGGAAGATGGGTCCGCGCCCGAGCTGAATCCGACGCTGAGGGATATTCAAAGTGCGTCGGCAATAGGGTTGATTTCTCCCAGGGCGTGTGTGGTGACCATGTCTTTCTATTACTAAATGAGGGAGGCATTATGATCAAATCGTATTTCACTGAACCTTTCGGGCGGGTAGCGTATCCGGATGATTTGTTGTCGCTGTTCAATAATCCGTCCATCCTTTCGTATAACGATGCGGCGTTGAGTGGCACGCCGAAGGCTGTTCGATTTTTTTATCACGGGGCCTGGTATTATGTGAAGGCCTATCCTACGGCGGCCGCAGAGTTGGGCGGATCAGGCGACAGCGCTGGAGATGAATTTTACGCCGTTGACGATATCGGATTGTCCGGAAGCCCTGTTGTTTTTAGCGTGATATCCGGCGGCACAGAATATTTCTTTAAGGGATTTCCGGTTGTTGGCGGGTCCCCCAGTTATCATGCAGGCACCTTTAGCCTCCCGCTGACTCAATATGTGGATACAGCCCTTTCCGGGACGCCGAGGGTGGCAAAGGCCTTGATCGGCGGGACACCCTATTACTGGAAGATTTATCCCACAAAATCGTAAAGGAGGATCAGGATGGCAACGCAAAAATGGGAAATCGGAAACATAGATAATTCGCCTGTTGGGCAGGATACACCGGCCCCTGGGGCGTTTACCGTGCTCAAAGCGTCCACGGACCCGACCGATGAGCATGGTGTGGGAGATCGCGGATTCAACGATGCTCGGTATTGCCTGGAGGCAAATAATCTGAGCGATGTTGGGGACGCGGCCACTGCGTTTGACAACATTAAGCAGGCGGCCTCCGAATCGGCCACGGGCGTGGCAGAGCTGGCCACTGACGCCGAATCCGTTACGGGGACGGCCACCGACAAGGTGACCACCCCGGCCAATATCTCTGCCAGATTGGCGGCGCCTGGGGAAATAGGAGGCACCACGCCCGGGGCTGGAAATTTTACGTCCGTAAACGCTTCGGGTCTTACCGCCTCCAAGCTGGTGGCCAGCGATGGGAGCAAAAACCTTGAAAGCGTAGAACCGACTGTGTTCGAAACCGGAGGGGCTCAGGAAATTGATGGGGATAAGCTGGATATAGATTACACCCCAACCCATTACGCCCCTGACACATCTCCGGGGGAAGTCGACAACGCAGATAATTTAAGCGCGCACCTAAAGGGGCTCGATAACGCCCTTGGCGTGTCATATGGCGTAACATGGAACGAGTCGTCTGATGCTTATGCCAGGACAGGGCTGTTGGCCGCTGTGGCGTGTGGCAGTAGCCCCGGAAATGCGCTGCTGCCGATTCAAAGACTGATGCGCCGATGCGTGGTCAGCGACGCCGGGGTGGTGCAATATTATCTGGATCCGGACGACTCGACTAAAAAGGCAGACGGGTCAACCGCCAACCTGGACGGAACAGATGGCCAGGTGATGGTTGAAATCCCGAAATTCTATGTCCGCTATGACTACGCCGCCAACGTACACACATGGGACATATCGCTGTCACCGTTAAACGGTTTTTTTCCGCATCCTGCATTTTATAAGAATGGAGCGTGGGTGGATTATCGTTATATCGGGGCCTATGAGGGCTCCATGTATGATGCCACCGCAGGGGCAATGGTGGCCAGCGGCGATATCGCCACAGATATGTACGCGAGTGGCGACAAGCTCTGCTCCATTTCCGGGCAGTACCCCAAAACCAATGAGACCCGAGCCGAGTTCCGCGCAATGGCGGCAGAGCGTGGGACCGGATGGCGACAGATGGATTATTATCTACTGAGTGCGGTGCAATTGCTTTATTTGATCGAGTACGCGGATTTCGACAGCCAGAGCATGATCGGCCAGGGCCGGACTCAGTTATCGGGAGGCACGTGGGCGGCCTCCAGCTATATCGGGATCGGGGGACTCAGCAACGGCGACGGCAACGGCACCAACTGCGTGGATTACTCAGGCGACGCCGACGATGCCGGGGCCGATGCCGCCTATATGACCTATCGCGGTATCGAAAACTGGTGGGGGAATGTTTGGAAATGGGTCGACGGGCTGAACGTCCGGAATTATGATCCGCTTAGTGGCACCGCTTATGCGTCCTATGCCTATGCCTGCAATGACGACACGGCCTTTGCCGATGACACGGACACGGATTACGACGAAATTGCAGATGGAGGCCTGGCTCAGGCGGATGGATATTCGTCCACTATTGTGCAGACGGTCAATGGGTTTTTGCCTTTGACGGTGGGGGCATCGAGTTCGACGAAATTGTTCGATTATTATTATACCTATTTTGACGAGGATCCTAACTCCGGCTGGCGTGTTGTGATGTTCGGCGGTGCTGCGTTTGACGG